CCGAGAGTTTGGGCGATGGCGATCGAGAACCCCTTTCATGGAAAGGATGCGACCAAGGGAAACTTTCTTACACTCCGTGACATCTATGACAAACTTTACAGGTTTCCTGTATGTCCACGCATCTTCAAAATAGGTGTCAAGTAATTCAGGGGTTGTAGAGTCCTTAATTTTGATTTTGTATTCCAAGACCATTTTTATAAACACACACAATAATGTTTATAAAAATGTTCCAAACGGGGCTCGAACCCGCGACTTTGGCGTTATAAGCACCACACTCTAACCAACTGAGTTATTGGAACAAAGGTGCAACTCGACCACTTGACTAGTCGTTGTGTATAACACATATTACTTATAGGTCTAAACTTTAAGTATGTAGTCGTAGAACTTGATTCTCGTGTTTCCCCCCTGAATGAAATCGTCAAACTTTTGTGCATTTTCAAAAGCTTCCCGAGCGACTTTCACAGAGAGGATCGTATCGTACGCACACGCTTCAACATCACGGATAACAAAACCAGGGTTCATGACCTTGGGTTCTACATCCATTTCGTCATGGATAAAATCCACAACATCTTGATACTCACACGCCTCTGCGACGACTACGACTGCGTATCCATACCTTTCATAGTTTTCTGCGATTTGTTTCATCGTCGTCGAATTAACTGTTTGGCGATTGATGACATCAGTCACCTTCGAATACCTTGCATATGTGGCATTCGTCGAAAGATCTGTGACACGGTGTCCGGGCGCTTCTACGAAAACAATTGAATTTGTTGAAGTAGCTTCGGTGTGCGCATAGTCTATGTACTTTGCAAACTCCTGTACAGCTGTTTGAAATCCAATAGATTCCATACCCGGGATGTCATCGAAGATAGTCTTAGCGATACCGATGATATTCGTGTTCACGCGTTCGTCGAGTGCGAGTTGAGCGGCACTCTTCATTGATTCATTCCCACAAATACAGTAGAGACGGTCGAGTTCGTTCACTCGGTCTATGACTTGATCAAGTTTTACCGATTCACATGAAACTCGGAGAATCGATCCAGCACCTTCTTCTATTTTTTGACGCGAAAGCTCTGTTCGGATATTATTGTTTAGACCACGGAAACCTTCATTGAATCCAATGATTCGACTATCTTTAGAACTTTCGAGACGTGTTAGGGTGTGGATAAGGTTGTTTACACCTGGACATACACCACCGGCGGTGAGGATTCCCACGTTCATCTGGTTTATTATAAGAACTTTTCTTTTATATACTTTCCAATCATGAATCCGATGACATTCGTCAAATTTTCACCTATAGAGTAGTGCCACGTATGCACTTGTGAATTATGGATTCCGAAGAATCGATCAATAAAGTTTTCATGTTTTGGTTTATTTGCGTAAACGCGTCTGAACCATAAAGGTGATTCGTCATCGGATTCTGAAAGACATCCACCAAACTTATGTACAAGTTGTGGTCGCATAGACAGCCAGTATTCAAAAACTTCCCATAGAGCACCAAGGGTAATCCAGAACCAAAAATGTTTAGGATACAATGCACCCAATAAGATGAACAAGTTTAAGTGTCCATACTGGAAGCCGTAAAACTCTGTTCGGTAACACCCTTTAGTCTTCTTTTCACAAGAACATTTATTTGCGTATGCTAAGAACCATACTGTAAATAATAGGATGACAACTATCATTTAGAATAGGACAATACATTTTTTCAAGATGAATATTTAGGCGAACTTACCACCCTTGCTGGAAACCATCGAACCAAGGATAGACACAAGCTCACCGACGAGAATGCCCTGTTGAGACATCACAAGCATCTTGGCCCGATCCGTCTTAGGGCCAAAGTCACCATACCCAACGGTCGACATCGTGGTAAAGGCGAAATAGTAAGGATCAATAGGACTCTCGAATCCGAACTCCTTGGGATCCATTCGGCTGTAGAGGAAACCATACGCGAGAGTGATCGTGGCCAAAAATATGAAATTATTGAGGGGTGAAAGACCCATTATACTTTATTATACCTCAACAGAATTTTGTCTGGGCATTTCTTGACTTCGTCTCTTCACATTTAATCTCCTGACACTCTTCATCCATCTGGAGACCGGATTCGCTGTAGAGGATATCGTCGAAGCTGCATCATCACTCATGATTATACTGAGTCCATTGCAGACATCCGGTTTATTTTCTTTATCGGGGAACTCCATATTGAACGCCTGAATAGATATTGCCGGTATGTCCGGAGCATCATCTAGAAGACGATCATATTCTTGTCGCGCCTTTTGCACAAATTCGAGTACATCTTCTCTGTGAAGAACATCGAGGGACAACTCCATATCAATGTTACGATAGAACTTGGAATACTGGACACACAACGCAGAGTGCGCCTCGGCTAAGTTCGCACTTTGACTAAACTTACTGATCGAAGTGAGAATGCCACCCAAAACATTGAGAAAGGCGAAAAAGTATTGGACTAACATAATTTTAGTTTTCGTTTCTGAATCTACATCATCATTACCACTTGGATTTAAAACAGCAAAACCACCTACACCCGTGATACTTGCTATGACTATACTTGGATATGAAAGATAGTCGTGTTGTTTTTTGTAATAGAGTCGAGCATGGTTGTGAAGCCATCTGTATCCGGCAGCTTTTTCTGCCCATCTTACGAGTAACTTCTCCTGCTTTTCACACCAGAAATGCTCATGGGGCACATCCGCTTCACCCATTACACTTAGTCAACATATATTTCCAGATCGGCTTTCATATCCTGAACCCACCACTTCTTTTTTGCTGGATCCCATCTTGCACCCAATGATTTAACGCGGTCTTTTTCTTCATACGGAACATTTAGGTATATCCGCTCCTTTACAGGTGTATTCATAAATTCTTCAGCTTCTTTCTCGGTTTTAAAAGACTTATAGACCGCACCGGGATATCCATCCACTTGTGTCTTAGTCTCATCCCAAGTGGTGTAAATACCCGGAATGCACCCTTTAACAACCGCGTAAAATTTTTGCTTCTTCGTTCCACTCGGAGTCTTGGTTTTAGGGGTTCCACCAGCAGCTTCGTAGGCTAATGTATCAACTTCTTCATTTTTGGGGTCTCCGTTGTGTGCTTTTACCCATTTCCATTCAACAATCTTCAATTTATTACGCACTTCATCCATGGCAATCCACAGATCTTTGTTTTTTACGGGTGTACCCGTAGATGTTATCCAGTCATTCTTTTTCCATTTGACAATCCATAAACTAATACCATTCTTCACATACTGGCTATCTGTGAATATACAGACTTCTTGGATATCCCTCTTAACACATTCTTCGAGGGCTTTGAGAATAGCCGTCATCTCCATTGCATTATTGGTGGTATCACACTGTTTACCAGAGAGTTTAAAGTCATCACTAACCACACCCCAGCCACCACGTCCAGGATTTCCGAGACAACTTCCATCAGTGTAAATCTCATACATGATTGCTTATTGTGGTTTATCCTTATACTCGGAAGCCTTCTTTGGTGTTTTACAGATCATGTCCCCACAATGGTCTCTGTTTTGGTAGATAGAATTTATGGATGTTGAAATTTCATTACAAGATTTTAGAGACCAGCGTCCCAATTTGGGTTTATCCACTTTAACAAAAAGTTCAAGCACTTTCTTGAACATTATCTATAATGAGAGGCTTATATTTAAGTACGCTTATTTGCTAAGCGCTTCGATCGGCGCAGGGGTGGCTCCTTAGTAAGTTCCTCGAATTTATGAACATACTTTGTAAATCTGGGATCATTTTTAGACCCTTTCGCCTTATTATAACAGGTCTCAATGAATTTCTTATCACCACTTCCCTGTGTGAAAAGATTGTAATAACTGAGTGTAACCTCAAACATAGACAGTGCCATAGTTCTACAAATTTCCGTATCAGGGTTATTTTCTACAGTGCGTAACATCATAGCCAGAGTAGTAATCAGATCGGTACGTGAAAAGATTTGCATTTTAGTTTAGAAAATAAGAACTCTAGTTCGACTTAGGCTTGCTAATCATTTTTAAACAGCATTGGTACTGTGCATTTTAAAAATGAGTTATTTTTTAATAAACTAAGACTAAATGCTTAGTTGGAGAACGCGAGGCCACCCATACCCGACTGGATGCGGAGGACGTTGTAGTTGGTCGCGAACATGTGCATAGAGGTCGCGCCGTTGAGGGTGTTGGCAGTGACCGCAACCTGCGCGTTGTCGATGCGCGAGAAGTTGCAGGTACCAGTGGGCTGGTGCTCCTCGGGCTTGAGCGCGAAGGAGTACGAGTAGACACCAGCGTAGGGGGAGCCAGTGTGGTGGTTGAAGGCCTGGACCTGGTTGAAGTACTTGCCCTTCTGCTCCTTGAAACGGTCCTGGCCGTTGAGGATGAGCTTGAAGGTGTTGAGGGGACCGACGGCCTCCTCAGTGAACTCCGCGGAGGAACCGGCGTCACCAACGTGAAGCATGGGAGCACCGTAGAGGGAGGTGGGCACGAGGCAGTTGGACTCGATGCCGGACACGTTGGACTCAAGGGTGATGTTGTTGGTGTCAGTGGTGAAGTTCCACAGGGACGAGGCCGCGGCGGTGTTCGAGAAGCACCACAGGAGCTCCTTGACGGGGTGGTTGTACGAGAGGCGGACCTGCTTGGTGGCACCAGTGTCGACGGTGTCGGTACCGGTGTGCTGAACCTGCTCGATCAGGTACTCGTGACCCTTCTGGGCGAAGCGACGACGCTCCTCGGTGTCCAGGTAGATGTAGTTGGCCCACACCTTGAACACGGAGGTGTTGCAGTAGGTGGAGAAGTCGGACGCGAGGTCAATGTCAACGCGGACCTCATGGTACTGGAGCGCAATGAGGGGCAGGTAGAGACCGGGGTTGCGGTTGAAGAAGAAGAACAGGGGAAGGTAGACAGTCTTGCCGTTGATGGCAGTGGTCATCTTGCCGTAAGTGGCCTTCTTGGACTCATCGAGGTAAAGCTCGGAGTACAGACGCCACCACTTCTGGTAGTGCTTGTCGATGCGCTGACCACCGATGGAAAGCTCGACGTTGTTGACGGCGCGCTCGGCGACCCAGCACGCGAGGGCGGAGGTGTCGACATCGGACTCGAGCTCGATGTACATGTCACCGACGAGATCACCGTTGCGGGCAACGGTGACGGACACGCGGCCGGAGTTCGCGGCAGTACCGTTGACGGTCTGCTCGATGTTCTCCATCGCGAAGTTAGTGTGGCGCTTGTACTTGGCCTGGAAGAAAGTTACCTCAGGGTTACCGGTAAGGTAGACATCCTGGGCACCGTAAGCGACGAGCTGCATGAGACCGCCAGCCATTTTGAGAGTTGTTGTACTATAAGCAGAGAAAATAATTTTGGTCAAACGCGCATTTCCCGACCCCGATTTTTCTCAGTCTACAAC